TATATTACAGCATTTAACTCTAATATGATTGTGAATGAATCCTTTTTGGATTCTGCAACTTTGAGAGAAAATGTTGTTTCTCTTGCAGGAAATATTGGGTATGTACCTCGTTCTAGGACCGCATCAGTTGCTCAGATATCATTTAATGTATCAACTACAGTAAATACTCCTACACTCACTCTCAAGGCAGGTATAGTGTGCGTAGGAAGTGCAAATGATACAACATATACATTTGCAATACCGGAAGATACAACAGCAAATGTTGTGAATGGAACAGCATCATTCAACAATATTGATGTTTATCAAGGAATATTTTTAACTAAAACTTTTTTATATGATGGATCTTTAGACCAGAGATTTGTTTTAAATAATTCTTTTATTGATACATCAACTCTCAGAGTTTATATCGGAACAGAAAGTACTAAAGGAATTGAATATTCTCTTTCCGAAAATATTTTTGATATTGATAAGAATTCAAGAATCTTTTTCCTCAATGAAGTTCAAGATGAAAAATATGAATTAAGGTTTGGTGATGGAATTATTGGCAAAAAACTGGGAGAAAACGGAGACGGAACATATATTACAGCAAACTATATTATTACTGATGGAAGAGATGGTAATGGGGCTTCTAATTTTTCATTCTCAGGTTCATTAGAATCTGCAATTGGAGAAGTTATTGATCCAGGAACAATTAATATCACTACAAATCAAGCATCAATTAATGGTAGTGATATTGAACCTGTAGATTCAATTAAATATTATGCTCCAAGATTATACTCTTCCCAATATAGGGCAGTTACATCAAGAGATTATGAGGCAATTATAAAAAGAATATATCCAGATACAGAGTCTGTTTCGGTTGTTGGTGGAGAAGAAATGGATCCTCCACAGTTTGGCACTGTTCAAATCAGCATTAAACCAAAAAATGGATCTTTTGTTTCAGATTTTAACAAATCTCAAATATTATCAAAGTTAAAACAATTTTCAGTATCTGGAATAAATCAGAAAATAGTTGATCTTAAGGTACTTTATGTTGAACTTGATAGTTCTGTTTATTACAACTATTCACAAACTTCAAGTGTAAATGGATTAAAATCATCCGTAATAAATTCTCTTCAAAAATATTCAGAATCTTTAGATTTAAATAAATTTGGTGGGAGGATTAGATACAGTAAAATACAGCAAGTTATTGATAATACGGACACTGCTATTACATCCAATATTACTAAAATTATTATTCGTAGAGATTTGAAGGTTGAATTAAATAAATTTGCACAATATGAATTGTGCTTTGGTAATAGATTTCATGTAAGACCTGAAGGTTTTAATATCAAATCTACTGGTTTTAAAATTTCTGGAGAATCTTCTACGGTGTATATTACAGATACTCCAATAATTTCTTCTAATAATAATCAAATATCCAGCTCAACAGACGCAACAAATCTTTTTCTTAACAGACCGAAGGTTATTAATGCAAAAACCGGTATCATTTCATTGTTCAAAATCGACAAAAATGGAAATAATGTTACTGTCATTAAAAATGCAGGACTAATTGACTATGAAAAAGGAGAAATAAATCTTTATACAGTAAATATTACAGAAACCACATCTTCTAATAATGTTGTGGAAATTCAAGCATATCCAGAATCAAATGATGTTGTTGGATTGCGAGACCTGTATGTGACATTAGACATTTCCAAAAGTGCAATAAATATGGTAAGAGATGTAATTGCTTCTGGTGACGAAATATCTGGAACCAGATTTATTAATAGTTTCTACACTTCAAGTTATTCAAACGGAAATTTTATAAGAAAGTAGTATGATACAGACTGGAATCGAATCTAGAGTTAAGATTCAGGATATAGTTTCCAATCAACTGCCAGAATTTATTTTGGATGAAAGTCCAAAGGCAGTAGATTTTTTAAAGCAATATTATATTTCCCAGGAATATCAAGGCGGTCCGGTCGATATTGGAGATAATTTAGATCAATATTTAAGATTAGATAATTTAACTCCAGAAGTTATCGTCGATAATACTACTTTAAGTAGTTCCATATCGAATGCAGATACTATTATCAATGTATCCAGTACAAAAGGATTTCCAAATCAATATGGACTACTTAAAATTGATGATGAAATAATTACGTATACTGGAATAACTGCAAATAGTTTTACTGGGTGTATTCGTGGATTTAGTGGAATTACTAACTATCATCAAGACACCAATAGTGAAGAATTGGTATTTAAAACATCATCTTCTTCCGAACATGATTCTAATGCATCTGTTCAGAATCTGAGTTCTTTATTTTTAAAAGAATTTTATAAAAAGTTGAAATCAACTTTTACTCCAGGATTGGAGAATATTTCTTTTGTTGATGAAATTGATGCCGGAAATTTTATAAGAAGGGCAAAAGATTTTTATGCTTCAAAAGGAACTGATCAGGCAATAAAAATTCTATTTTCTGTTATATTTGGAGAGATTCCATCAGTTATAAATTTAGAAGATTACCTAATCAAACCATCTTTTGCAAATTACATAAGAAGAGAAGTAGCAGTTGCGGAAGTAATATCTGGAGAACCTACAAAAATAGTAGGACAAACTCTTGTAAAAACAACTGATAAAAATACATTTGCTTCTATATCTTCAGTAGAAGCTTTTACTAGAAAGAGTAAAACTTACTACAAAATTGAATTTTATATTGGAAATGATGGAGAATCATCTGTTGAAGGAAATTTTGTAATTACACCAAACACAAAATTAATTGAAGATGCTTCTGTAGGGGATTCCATTTTAACAGTAGATTCGACTTTAAATTTTCCAGAATCGGGAATTTTAATTTCTGGAAATAATACAATTTCATATACAAGTAAAACTGTTAATCAGTTCTTTGGATGTAGTGGCATCAATAGCACAATTTTATCTACATCAAATATAAGATCAAATGATACATATTATTCTTATGAAGATGGAGATACTTCCAAAAAAGTAGAGATAATTCTTCTTGGAGTAATACAAGATTTAGTTGAAGAAGTTGAGGATTTTAAAGTTGCAGAAGGTGACATAGTTACCATTAAAAATCTGGGAGATAAAATTAGAAATAACAATTCAAATCCTAAAGAAATTTTTACAAATTCTTTTGTATATAATACAAGTGCAAGATACCAAATTGCAAACAATGACACTAACCAATTAGGATCTGATATTGATAAATCCAGTTTAAAGGTTGGGGACGAAGTTGAAATATTGGAAAGAGGATCTGAAATATCTACAGGAACAAATACATATATTCAAAGTATTGATATCACAGCAAACACTTTAAATCTACAAAACAGACCTAATTTAGATGTTAATAAAAAGTATGATATAAGAAGAAAATTAAATAAAACAAGTTCTTCAGGATATGAGTTTGAAAGTGGATCTTTAGTATCTGATGTTCTTAATGTATATGTTGATGGTAACAAGTATGCATATGTCGCATCAAATTCAGTTCCCTCTGAGATAAGAGAATTTGAAGATGAATCTAGAAATATTATAAAAAATTATCGACATGATATTTCATCGGAACTTAAATCTATTAGCATTTCCAGTTCTGCAAATCTTCAAGATGAGATTGATGGATTTTACACTACTATTGCTATCGATGGAATTGAACATCCATTTTTGACTGGAGATCTTGTATATTATTTTTCGGAGGGAGAATCTCTTATTGGACTAGAGACCAGGACATACTATGTTAAAAGAGTATCAGATAGAAAGTTTCAACTATTCAATTCTCAAAGTTTAATAGAGTCTGGAGATAATGTTAAGTTCTTAATTCCACCATCAGGAATGGGAACACATACTTTTATTTTAAATTCTCAAAAAGATATTGACCTTGGAATACAAAAACTTTTAAGGAAGTTTCCTTTAGGAAAAAATATTGAAAAAAAATCGGGTTCTAATACAGTTCCAGGAACTGTTGGAATGTTGATAAATGGTGTTGAAATTTCCAATTATAAATCAAATGACGTTATTTACTATGGACCTATAGAAAATGCAAATGTATTATCTGAAGGAAGTGGATATGATGTAATAAATCCTCCAAATATTAATGTTTCAGTTGGTAATGGTGATGCTGCAAAAATTCAACCAGTTGTTAGTGGAAAATTTGAAAAAGTATATGTAGATACTCAAGATTATAATATTGACAAAATTTCCTCTATCGATATTTCCGGAGGAAATGGGTCAGGAGCAATTATTGAGCCTGTAT